TTTTAGTGTTACTGGTGTTGCAGGGACAATGGCAATCGGTGACGCACTCGCAGGTGCAGGTGCAAGAGTTGTTGAAACTGGACTTACTGGTACAGTAAACATTGGTGATGAGGCAGTTACTGGTACGGCACTCATTTCACCTACAGGTGTTTCTGCTTCTACATTAATAAGTGGATATTCTGCTACAACAATAACAAAAACTGTAACTGTAGTAGGTGGCAATCCAGCAAATCATCCTTACTACAATGTAGGATCTACAAACAAATATGCAATAGATGGATCAACAGCTACGGCAGATGTTACTTTAGAATTATTTGAAGGTAACACTTATCGATTCGATCAAAGTGATAGTAGTAATTCTGGTCATCCACTAAGATTTAGCACAACTGCAAATGGGACACATGGTGGTGGAACTCAATATACAACTGGAGTAACAACTAGCGGAACACCTGGAAGTGCTGGAGCTTACACAGAAATAACTGTGGCAACAGATGCTCCAACTTTATATTATTATTGTTCTAATCATTCAGCGATGGGTTGGACAGCGAATACTCCTATTGTTTATACAGTACAAACCACAACTGGAGCACCAGTTACAACAGTTGTTGGAACAACAGCAGTTGGCAATGAAACCGCCATTGGTAGTGCAGATATTGCAGTAACACTAGCAGGCTTATCAATTTTAGCAGGCACTCTTGCCATACAAGGTGGTTCTGTGTTATCTTTAACAGGATTAAGTGTCACTGGATCAACTGGTGAGGAACAAGTTTATAGTTTAATTGAGCCAGATCAACTGGCAAATTGGGTAGAAAAGGCGGCATAATGGCAACATATGTAAATAATCTTAGATTAAAAGAAATAGCCACGGGTGACGAGTCTGGAACTTGGGGTACATCAACAAACACAAATCTAGAATTAATAGGTGAAGCATTAGGTTTTGGAACAGAAGCCATAACAACAAATGCAGATACTCACACAACAACAATAGCAGATGGATCGTCAGATGCTGGAAGAGCATTGTTCTTGAAATATACTGGAACATTAGATTCTGCATGTACGATTACTATCGGCCCGAACACAATGAAAAGATTTCACATTATTGAAAATGCAACAAGTGGATCACAAAATATTGTAATTAGTCAAGGTAGTGGAGCTAATATTACTATTGGACCTGGAGATGCTAAAGCAGTTTATCTTGATGGTGCAGGTTCTGGTGCGGCTGTTGTGGATGCCTTCGTAGATTTAGATTTATCTGGTGGCTCTGTAAATGTTAGCACAGTGAAGACAAACTCTGGTAATATGACATTTGACTCTGCTGGCGATATTATTCTTGATGCTGACGGCACGGCTATTATGTTTAAAGACGCTGGCACTGAATTTGGACGTATCTTTAATTCTTCAACGGATTTTGTTATTAAATCAATAGTCTCTGATAAAGATATGAAGTTCCAAGGTAACGATGGCGGTTCAGCAATTACAGCCTTGACCCTTGATATGTCTGCTGCTGGAGCCGCAACATTTAATAATGATGTAACTGCTTTTTCTGATAAAAGATTAAAGACAGACATAGAGCCAATATCAAATGCCTTAGAAAAAGTTATGAGTATGCAAGGTGTTTACTACAAAAGAAACGATGTTGAAAATGCTAAAACTCAAGTTGGTGTTCTAGCACAAGATATGGAAACTATTGTACCAGAAGTTGTGTTAACAGCAGAGGATGAGATGCAGACAAAATCTGTAGACTATGGTAAATTAACATCTGTTTTAATAGAAGCAGTCAAAGAGCTTAGTGATGATGTAATCACATCTAAATTGCAAATTGAAAAATTAAAACAAGAAGTTAATGAATTAAAAGGTAGTTAAATGGCAATTCCATCGTCTGGACAATCTTTATCATTTTCTGCATTAAGAACCGAATTTGTTGGTGGCTCAAGTGCCGTTAGTCTTGGTGATCTTTATAGAGGTGGCTCTAACATAAGAGCTAAACACCCCACAAATAATGCCGTTAATGATGCCGCGAATGTGCCTGAAAGTGGTGCTTTAGATGTGAGTGATTTTTATGATCAAGGTAAAGGTTTTACTTTTACCTATTCCTCTGGAGCTACAGATCAAAATTTATCTGATGTATTTGGATCTACTGATTATGGAGTAGACTATCCTAAAAAGGTTGTAATACCTTCTTCAGTAACTTTAGGCACAAACAACACTTCTGAATATGCTTTAGAAGCAGATTCTGGAGGTGATGGAACTATCACTATCACCAATAATGGTAGTATAATAGGTGCAGGAGGAGCGGCAGGATCTGGTGGTTCAGCAAATTCTGGAGCAGGTTCTGCAGGATCTGCAGGTGGAGACGCTTTTAAAGCATCAGTAGCAGTAACCTTAATTAACAATGGAAGTATATTAGCTGGAGGTGGAGGTGGCTCTGGTGGTGGAGGCGGAGGTGTTGGTGGTAACCTAAGTCAACAATCTCAAACCAATGCCACACAAGGTCCTTTTTTTGGAGGTCCTGGAAATGCTTATTATAAATGGGCATCAGTTGCAAATAATAACCCTTCATACAAAGCTCCTTATGGCATTCCATATGGACAAGGCACTTACTCACAAAATTCAGCAATACAATATGGTCCTGCTCCTGGAGCAGCCTCATATCCCGTTGGTCCTCTCAATAGAACTTCATTTACTCAAGGTCAGTACACTTATAACAGAGGAAATCCAAGAGGTACTGGTCCCGTACAAATCTCTCAAGGCGAAAATCAATTTAATGTAGGTACAAGAACATCGTGGGAAATTTATAGGACATATCCACAATCACAACAAACTCAAGCATCAGGAGGTGCTGGAGGTGCTGGAGGTGCAGGAGGAGTAGGTAGAGGTTTTAATAATCCTTCTGCAGGATCAGGCAGTTCTGGAAGTGGAGGATCACCAACTCCTGCTGGAGATGGTGGAACTGGAGGTGCTGGAGGTGCAGGAGGTGGATATGGTCAGGCTGGAAGTGCTGGATCTACTGGAGCAACTGGAGCAAATTCAACAACACCAGGATCTGCTGGAGGATCTGGAGGTTCAGCTGGAGGTGCAGGAAACTACATCGAAGGTATATCAAACGTAAGTTTTACAAATAATGGTACAGTCGCAGGAGGCACAGAATAATGGCAAAATACGCTTGGACAATAAACACTTTACATACTAAAGATATTACAAAAAATGGAACTACTTATAGTGATGCAATTCTTAGGGTAGAAGCAACTTTAACTGGAACAAGTGAAACTATTAACAGTATAACATCTGAAGCAAGTTTTGATTTAGATATGAATGTAGATAATATAGATAGTAATTTTACGGCATATGGTTCTGTCACAGAAGCGAATGTAGCAAGCTGGATTGAAGGAAGAGTTGGATCTACTCAATTAGCTGATATAAAAACTGGCATTGAAAACAACATAGATTTTCAAGAAAAAGTTAATGGGGCTGTAGCTAAAGGCTCAACTGATTCTGAAGGGAACTTTACAGCTTCTTTTCCTTGGTCTTAACATTTGACATATATCTTCATTTCTTATAAATTCTTTTATAAGGTAGCAAGAATATGATTAATACAAAAATCAAACTTTTAGAAAAAGATCATGCAAAGTGTTTGTCTGATCATATGGCATATATTGAAAAATTAATTAATCCCTCTTCACAACAAATGTTTACTGGAACAAAAAGTGTTTATGCTGATCCAGTTTTTGAAAATTTGCTACACTTTATTAAACCAAAAGTAGAAGAAGCGTATGGTAAAGAATTGATTCCAACTTATTCTTTTTGGAGAACTTACTTTAAAACACAAGATTGTCCTCCACATACAGACAGACCCTCTTGTGAAGTAAGTGTGACTTTATGTATAGACGCATCACATAAAGAAGATATGTGGACAATAAATGTAGATGATAATGTTTTTAAATTAAATATTGGAGAAGGTGTGATTTACAAAGGATGTGAACAAGAGCACTGGAGACATGAGTTACAATACGATTGGCATAGGCAAGTTTTTTTACATTACATAGAAAAAGATGGTCAGTTTTATCCAGAATTTCAATACGATAAAAGACCAAATTTATATGAAAATATGATGGTATCAGAATGAATTACCCAAGTTTACAAGTGAACAATTTTTTTGAAAAACCTAATTATATTAAACAATTTGCTGAATCATTAACATATGAAAAACCACTTGGAAATTATCCAGGACTAAGAGCAGAGGCAAAAGATGATCATAGTGTTGATCTTGTTCAAAAAATTAATTGCAAAATTTTAAGACTTTTATATCCTGATTTTAATCAATTTCAAACTTTGACATATCAAGCAACTTCTTCTTTTCAAAAAATAAGATATGAAGATGTAGAAGCTCATGTTTTAAATAAAGAACACCTAGGAAAAGGGTGGATACATGGTGATCATGAGACAAAATTTACAGCTATAATATATCTTTCAGAAAACGATTTTTGTGGAACCGCTCTATATTCTCAAAAAAGTGGTTTCAACTTTGCTGCAATCGATCCTACGTTAAAAAGTTTATATTATAGCAAAAGCCCTGATTTAAACATGGAAGATTATTATAAATATCTTAACAATCATTTAAATCAGTTTAAATTAGATTGTTTATTTAATTCATCTTACAACAAATTAATAGGTTTTGATGGTTCAAATTTACATGGAGCAATTTACAATCTAAAACCAGAAGAGGAAAGACTTACATTTATTAGTTTTTTTGACATAAATGCTCCGTATTACCCAGTACCCGAAATGAGAAGAACATGAAAAGAAATATTATTATAGCTAAAAATGCTATTTCTTCAGATTTATGTAATAAGATAATAGAAGTAGCTAAACCAGGATTTACATCAGCACTAACTGATGGAGGTCGAAACCAACCTACTGTAAGAAAAAGTGAAACAAATTTTCTTGTTGGGAGTATAAAGTATTTAGATATATATACTCCTATACTTCAGTTAATAAATAAAGTTAACAATGAATTTTACAATTTTGAATTATTAGAACCTGAACATTTTCAAATAACAAAGTATGATGAAAAAAATCAAGGTTTTTATGAACCACACGAAGATGGTGTTTATGACAATATTTCACCAAATGAACTAGTAAGAAAACTTTCTGTTTCTATTCAATTAACGGCACCAGAATATTATGAAGGTGGCACGTTTGAGTTCCCAGATGATAAAGAGAAATTTATTGTCGAAGACTCTTTAAGTCAAGGAACAGCTATATTTTTCCCATCTTACATGAGGCATGGGGTTGTTCCAGTGACTAAAGGTACAAGATATAGTTTAGTATGTTGGGTGCGTGGATATAATTTTAGGTAAGTATAAATGAATAAAAAACAATTTTTAGAAATGTGCAAAAAAGAAAAGTCTTATGGTGATTTTTTTTATGCTGTTTATGATGATTTTTTGCCTTATCATGAATTTGGTTCTCTAAAAGAACACATGGAATCTAACATGGGTTGGCATATTGCTCCACAAATAAATTACAATGATGTATCTAACGATGATTTCTACATGGTTAATTCTATATTCAGCAATAATAGACCTGCAAGAGAGCAATGGACTTCTGAAACTGATATAGAGCCTTTCACAAACATAACTTCTAAACTATACATCGATGCTTTAATGAGAGTTAAATGTAATTTCTACATAGGTGCAAAAGAACATTATATTCATGCACCACATATTGATTATGATATGTATAATGTTGGTGCTTTGTTTTTTGTTTCTGATTGCAATGCACCTACTTATTTAGCAGATGGAACAGAAATAGAATCAAAAGGAAATAGGATATTAATATTTAATTCTGCTACTCCTCATTCAAGTTCATCACCCACAAATGTACCCTATAGAATGACAATAAACTTTAATTACTTTGGTCGTGGAATCCATCCAAATTATTTATTTAGTAGACCAAAACCACAACCAACAATGATGTCTGAAAATTATCCTTTTCTAGATCGTAGTAGGTAGTTCAATGAATGAGGCGACTGAATTACTTTTATTTTCTGGTGGAATAGATAGTACAATATTACTCAAGCACTTTTTACAAGAGAAGAAAAAAGTAAGAGTTTTGTATATAGAATTAGGTTGGGCAGAAAGGATGCATGGTAGAGTGCGTTTACAAAACATCGCAGCAAATAATATTCTTCAATACATGAAAGAAAAGTATGGTGATTTTGAATATTCACAAGCTACTGTGATGACAACATTAGATGAAGAAAATGAAAGCACATATTTTGGCACAGATAATCAATGGTGTGTTTTTTATGGAGCAATGTTTTGCAATAATTATAACATTGATCGTATGTGGATGGGTCACTATAGTTATACAGATGAAATATTAAGACAAAAATACGTAAAACACGAAAATGATACAGAAGTTTATGGTCATCATTGTCTTCCTGGTGACTACACAAAGGAAAAAATGCAATTTTATATTGATGTGGGTTCAAGGTTACAAAACTCTGATATAGACCTTTGTACTCCAGCTACTGTATATAAAGGTGAAGGTATAGATAGATTTAAAAATAAAAAAGAGGCTTGGGATACATTAGAAATAGATTTGAAAAAAATGGTTAGAACTTGCTTTTCAACTGAATGGCATTGTAATGAATGTCCTAAATGCAACAACCTCAGAAAAATGAATATATATGATGATAAAGGTATACCACTATGAATAAAAATGTTCATGTAAAAAACTTTGTTATGACGATAGATAATATGCTCAGTACACAAATTTGTGATTTTATAGTCGAACAAATGAATGATCCAGAAAAACATTATAAAGTATATACAACCATAGACAACAGAAAAGGTAGGCAAGACATACAAATTCCAGGAACACTTTATTTAACACATTTGACAGGTATACAAGTTGCAGAAAAGATAGAATTTGATGGTAAAGTTGGTGACATATTTACTAATTGTTTAAAAGAGGGTTTAAAAGTATATACCAACACAATGGCAGAGGGTTTGATTTCAACTGTAGAACATTCTTTTATTGATTTTACAGAATTTAAATTTCAAGAGACAACACCCAGTGGTGGCTTTCATGATTGGCATTACGAAAATGGTAGTCAAGAAAATAAAGAAAGATTTTTAGTTTGGAGTATATTCTTAAACGATGTTGAAGAAGGCGGAGAAACAGAATTTTTGTACCATAGTATGAGAGTTAAACCCAAAAAAGGTAGTATGTTATTATTTCCTGCTGGATTTACGCATACCCATAGGGGTAACCCACCTATATCGAATACCAAGTATATTGCTACTGGTTGGTATTATGCCTTCGCAAAATAAAATGAAAGAATACATTTCTACAAGAGTTGGCGATGCCCTTTTGTTTTGGTAATACAAGTAATATTGTAATATTTTAAAAAGAGTAGTATCATGATGCTATGCCTATTACATCTTTAAAATTCAGACCAGGTATAAACAGAGAAATAACTTCATATTCTAATGAAGGTGGTTATTTTGACTGTGAGAAAGTTAGGTTTTATGCAGGCTTTCCAGAAAAAATAGGTGGTTGGGTCAAACAATCTGACAACACCTATCAAGGAACAGCAAGAGCTTTACACAATTGGATCGCATTAGACGGATCTAACTACATGGGTGTGGGCACACACTTAAAGTATTACATAGAAGAAGGTGGTAAATTCTTTGATGTAACTCCAGTTCGTAAAACCTCTACGAACAGTATCACTTTCTCTGCTACTAATGGTTCATCAACTATAACTGTAACAGATTCTAGTCATGGTGCAGTAGTCAATGATTTTGTAACCATATCTGGTGCAGTAACTCTAGGTGGTCTTGTTACGGCAGATGTTCTAAATGCAGAACATCAAATAACAAAAATAGTTAATGCTAATTCTTATGAAATTGTTGTTAGTGTAACAGCAAACTCTTCTGATAGTGGTAATGGCGGTTCTGGTGTTGATGGTGTCTATCAAATCAATGTAGGTCTTGACACTGCCGTTGGTGGCAATGGATGGGGTGCTGGAGGTTGGAGTGGTGTAAATGCAGATTTATCAACATTTGGTTGGGGTGAA